CTGGCGTGGTAGGGGCAGATTCAATAATTGGGTCAGTAATAGGTGCTATATCACTTTCTACTATGCCACCTACGTCATTCATTAATCCTTCTGGTCTAAAGAAATCTTCTGAACGTCTAATACCTGGGCCAAAGCCAAAATCTTCTAGTGGTATTGGTTTATTCCTTTCTCGTAACGCTGTTCCACCAGCTACAGGAGGTCTTTCTGGTGGACCCACACCACTTCTTTCTCTACCTAATGATCGCTTGTCCTCATAATCTGTTCCACCTACACCACCTATTGATGGTGGTTTTGGAGGTATTATTGGTCTTTCTGGTATAGATGATATATCTAATGTTGGTCCACCAATATTTACAGGTGGTCGTGGAGGCAAAATTGGTGGTATTGCTGGTTCAAGCTCAGGTATGTTATTAAGTCTTCCTATTGATAAAAAATCTTCTCTTGGTGATCTTAGTAGCGGTCTTTCAAATGGTAGTCTAGGTTCTTCTGGTAAAGGCCTCAAAGGTAAAATTGGTTGTTGAGGTATTTGTGGAAAACTATCAATAGGATTTATAAGTGGTGCTATAGGTTCAATACGTGCCACAGGATCTCTTGATAAATTTTGTAATAACCCTTTGTTTCTAAATACTCTACTTAAAAATCCCATATTTAACTTACCATTTCTTGATAGTCTTCAAACATCTTCATCATCATGTCGTTGTTTTTAAAACCTTGTTCTCTGTCTGGCTTACCTGTTGGATAAAGCGTAATAGAATTTTTATTTTTTTCTATTTTGAAGCCGCCAAGTCCTTTGTTTGCTTTTGCTGTATGCACAAACTCACCATCACTTAACATAGCTGGTATATCATCACTTGTTTCGGTACCTGGGCCTACAGAAGGTCCGCCAGGCCTTAAATCTAATTCACCTATCATTTCTTTTATAAGTCCATCTGGCGTTCCCATAGCAAAACCTGGTCGATATCCTAAAGCACCACCATAAGACATACCTGGCCTTACACCAACATCAAATCCTTGGAATGTTTGTTGTGGCATAAGATCTGGTCTAGTAGATAACCTTATATCACGTTGCCCACCTTCAGTTTTTTCAGCTTGTTTTTTTGTAGCTAAACCGTAAAGAGCGGCTAATCCAGCTATACCGCCTGCTCCTCCAAGTCCAAAGCCTCCGCCTTGTTGTGTACCTGTTTGTTGTCCACCACTTAATATGTTACCAATAACACCTGGTTGATCTCCAGAGCCTAAAAAAGTTTGTCTTAATTTAGGACCAAGTGTTCCGCCAAAAGGTCCAGTTTGTACTTGATTTAATGAGTCTGGTTGAGTTCCTGCTTCAATCATTTGATCTACTTCAGATTGTGAATATATTTGACCAGTTTCAGGATCTTGATACATTACTTCTTGCTGTCCACCACCAAGTCCACCACTAAAAACATTACCTATACCCTTTCTGATGTTTGGTCCTAACTTTCCTCCAAAAATACCAGTAGCGTCTTCACCTGGTTTGAAAAAACTGCCTAGTCCAGATCTTATTCTTGGGCCTAACGTGCCACCAAAAATACCTTTTTTTGCAGCTTCTCCTGCAACTTTACTCGCTGCACCTGCTGTACCTGCTGTACCTGCTGCACCTGCTGCGGCAGCTCTACCAGCTGCAATTTTAGCACCAACTCCTGCTGTCAAACCGCCTAATAAAGCTTCTTTTGTGGAAAGACCTGAAGCCTTACCTGCTACTGCTGTTAATGCGCCTGTTGCAACTGGACCAATACCAGGTATAAAACTTACGGCAATAGGTGCTACTTTTTTAACTACGTTTTTAACTTTTTTAAATAGTTTTTTTATGAAAAACTCTTGTAGTCCTGTTCTAGGGTTTATTGAGGGATTACCACCTACTATATATTGATTAGGGTCCATACCTTGATTAAGCATATCCTCTTCTATCATCATTCGTGTTACTGGAGAAATTACTGGCGGTACTATCATCTCCCCTGTTGCAACGTGGGCTATTTGATCATCTTCAAATCTGCCCATACTTGCTAATTTTTGTATATTGTCTTCCATAGCTTTTACTAAGTTGTTTGTAGATACCTTAAGTATCTATTATTTACCAAAATTAGCAAGTTTGATAGACGTGGCGCCATTATTTCTAACAGTTACCTTGCCTACTGCACTTGTCGCTTGTAAACCATCATCTACAAGTCTTGTTCCAATATCTACCCATTCGTTACCAGTATACACCTGTAATACTTCTAGTGTTGTATTCCAGATAATACTACCAGCATTAAAATTTATAGTATTTAGCTCATTTTCGCTTACTTGACGCGTATTGTCCAGATCAACCGCACCTAAATTTATTTCTAATATTCTTATTAAACGGTTAAATGTATCAGATGTAACCTCCGCTTGTGCTAATGGAAGCTGCGTTTGTAACAACTTACTCATCTTTGTCCGTCAGTCTTTATATCAATCCTAGTAGCACCTAAACGCCATCCAATAGATAAATTACCGTTATTTGTAGCATCATCATCACTTTCTATACGTAGTGCCATTTGTCTAGCTCTTGCTCGTATATGCGATTGTTGTGTACTGCTTGAAATAGCATTAGTTGAATTTGTTGCTAATGTGTCTCCTGGAAAATTTCTAGTTTTTACGACTACGTTGACTGATCCGTTATTTGGATCTTGTATAAACTTGAAATCAGGTATTATTCTTCTTGCAAAAGCAAACTTTTGCCCATCATCTAAATCAAAGTCACTACTTTCTATAAATACATTTGTCATAGGTGAGCCATCATCATCAAAACCTGTTTCTTGTTGATATAGATAACCGCTTGATACAGCTCTTGGATAATTTACGATACCTGAATCAAGCCACGCAGTTCTTGATAGCTGTCCATAAAACCAAATACCCTCTACATAGTTGTATATAACATATCTATCTACCTCATCTGAACTTGATGAGCAGTAGAACCAACCAACTTCGCTTTTATCTTTTATGGTAAATGCGTTGGTTTTAAATGACTGTGTTAAGTTTATGTCAGAAAAAACATAATTATGAACAGAACAAGGTAAGGTTTGCACACTACCGTTATAAGAATAAAAATTATTGTAGCTCATCCAATAGACACCACCAGGAGTATTAACTGCTGCTTTTGGCCCTATAAGACCTGTGCCCTCATTAAGTAAATTTACAGCAAAAGTAAAAGGCGGACCAATAAATTGCATACTGTAAATAGCAGTATCTGTCCAAACTAATATTTCTTGTCTTGCTTTAATCCCACCAATTATTGACGAGCCTGATGAAAGTCTTAAAGATCCTGCTGTATTAGTTGATAAAGGCTCAAACTCTAATTCGTTTTCTTGATCGCTAAAAACTATTAACATAGGATCTATAACACCAGTTCGTGAAGTTCCACTAATAGGGTCTGCACCCAAAACTATTAAATGTCTATCAGTTTCAGAAGTTATAACTTGTAAACCTACAGTAGGTACTAAATTTGCACCACTTATACCTGATAACTCTACTGCTCTTGTACCAACACCGTTATTTTCTGTCCATTTAAATATACCAGCATTTCTTGCGTTTATAATTAAATCCTCGCCGTAATTATCATGCGACCATAATCTTAACTGATTGGTGCTACTTAAAGACGAAGTGCTACCAAAAGTACCTTCACCCCAACCATTAATACCCCAACCTGTGCCAGGCACATATACATCTAATCCTACGTTTATTTGGTATGTGCCAACTACTGAAGAGCCACCATTACCGCTGTCTGAAGAGTTTGCAAAAACTGTATTGCTAGAAGTATCTTTCGCTTTTATAGTGTAACTATTTGCATTAATTACATTTAAAACTTGATACTCTTGATTCAAAACGGCAGCAGTTATATTGCCGCCTAAACTTGATGCACCACTAAATGTAACAAAATCGTTTTGTATAGCACCGTGGCTTGTATCAGTTATAGTAAGTGTAGCACACAAAACAGCATCAGATGAACTGTGCGTTGCTGCTGTGGTGCTTTCTGCACCTCTCGTTGCACCAATCAAGTTGTTACCAGATACGGCTGCATAATTAATAGTTTCGCTTCCTATTTGTACTGTACCACTAGCAGGAAATCCTGTGGAACTTGTTAATGGAATAGTTGTATCAGTTGCAGTTATTCCTGAAGAAAGTGTATTTGCTTTTCCAGTAAAAGTTACATCACCAGCTGATGTGGTTAATCTTATTGGTGTAATATCATTAAAAGTACCACCACTCTCAATATAATACTTAAAAGTTGTGCCAAAACCTAAATACTTTGTACCTGCTAAAGAAATCCAAGCGTGTAATGCTCTTGCTGTACCAAGATAAGTGTTCTCTGTTATCTTTGACCATCCGCCAAACTTTTCTGGTCTACCTTTTCGGAAACGGACAAGATTGCAGTCAAACCACCCCCCTTCATTATCGTAAGCGGTACCTTCACGGTTTATTCCTGGCCTAAATACTGTTTTTTGTAATGGCATTTATACCTCTGTCCAATCTTTACCTTGAAAAAGCAAAGCCTCTGCTTCTCTTCTTCTTACTAAACCTTGTCTAACCTGCCCCCCAGCTTTATTCCATCTTTTAATTTGATTTGGTACATCATCCCAAACTTTATTATTAAGCCTGGACAATAACGTACTTGAAGATAGGTTTGAGGGTCCTAAATTAAATACCCATGATACCAAGGAGTCAAATTCATTTTGTTTAAGATCAACAGTAACCATGTCGTTTATATAGCCTTCGTATTCGTGCATTTCTTCTAACAATAAATTATCTGCATCTTCTTGAGTTATAGTATTACCCTCTTCAACTCCTTTTGTAGAGCCATAACCTATAGTCCAAACGCCAGCTGCACATTTGTAAGCCTCTAGCTCACAGCCCTCAAATTTTTTAATCAAGGCTATACCTTCTTGAGATATTTGCATTTTATTCTCCTTTTTCTGGGGAGTGAGACGCTCCAAAATAGAACGAAATAATTGCACTCGCTAATCCTCCAAGATAACCAAGCACTAAATTTATAAGTGCTTCGCTGTTTTGTTCTGGTGGTTGTAGAGTCACTAAAAATATGTAACCAAGAAATCCACCAATAGTAAATAATCCAATAATTCTAGCTGTCCAATCTTTACTAAACATACCTCTAGCGTGTTGTTTATCTGCTACTTCTAATTTAAATACATCAACATCAAGCTCTTTCATTTGCACTTCAAACTCTTGTTCTGCTTTTTTAAGTTCTAACATCTGTTCTGGAGTTGCATTTTGTATTGCTTGTTGTACTGATTTTTGATCATTAGATACACCTAATACTTCAGCTATTTTACCCATAGCCATATTACCAAGAGGACCGCCCATAGCAGATCCAAGAGTAGGAGCTACCGCCCCCACAATATTTTTTAGTAATCCTTTCATATTAAAAACCTCGTTAAAACCGCTATCCCAATAGCACCAATAAAACCAAACACCCCAAAGGTTGCAGCTTTAATAGTTGAGTTTATGTAAGTTATTTCTTGTTTGATGTCAGAAAACTCATTAAAAGCAGTTTTCCAGCGTTCATGAGATATTGTTTCTAACTTGGTAAGTCTTTCTGCAACATCATTTACTGTCATTTTTTTATTAACCATCTTGTAACGTATATATTTTAATTGGTTTTTCTTTACCTTTTACAAAAATACTATCAAGTTCTTTCAATAATATTTGATCGCTGAACGAACTTGCACTAATAGTATCATAACCTATAACAATATCTTCTCCAACTTCCTTGGTAGAGCTTTCTAACCTTGCAGCTAAGTTTACAGCATCCCCAATAGCAGAGTAATCAAATCTAGTATCACTACCCATATTACCCACAACAGCAAATCCAGTATTAATACCAACACCTATTTCTACTCCTAGATTAGCCATTTTTACTTTATCTTGTATTTCTTTTGCACATAATACAGCAGCAGTTTCATGATCTAGTACGTCAACGGGGGCATTAAATATGGCCATCATAGCGTCACCAATATATTTATCTACCATACCGTCATAATATTTAACGGTATCTGCTTGTATTGTAAGCACTTTATTCATAATTTCTGTAACTTGCTCTGGCTCTAACTTTTCTGATAGTGCGGTAAAGCCTCTAACGTCAGTAAAAAGAAACGTGCAATATCTACGTTCTCCACCTAATACTAAAGAATTAGGATCATCTTGTAATTTTTTAACTTGTCTGGGGTCAAGATAATGCTCAAACTGTTTTTTTATCTGTTGCCTTAATTTATATTGTTGTCTAAACCTTAAATAAAAAGCTATAGAACCTGTAATAAATTCAGATATTAATGTCCAGGAAACATCTATTAATAAACCCTTTTGTATTAAATAATAACCAGACGCAGAAGTAATCATTATAAGTATTGTTGCTACCGTGATACCCCAAGTAATACCTAATATATGCAAAGCAAACCATACCAAACTTACAAAAACAAAAAGACTTAATAATTCTACAGCTAAAGCATAATCGGGTATGTAAGGGGAGTTTTGTATTAAGATTGATTCTGCTAATGCAGCTTGTATTTTATGTGGTTCAAGTAATCCAACAGGAGTTGCAATCTGTGGCATGACACCATTTGCTGTTACTCCAACAAATACAAATTTATTAGCTACATTCATTTCTTTTAGATCTGTTTGTGGTGTATCAACCCAACTAATCCATTTACGACCAAAGCTATCTGTTTTAACTGGTGGTATTCCTCTTATTGATATTTCTGATATACCATTATCATTAGTTTTTATAATATAAGTTTTTACATCAAATAAAGATTTATATATTTGTGTGCCAAAACTAGGTATCCATTCGTTATTAGGTGTTTTGACTAAAAGTGGTATTCTACGTACTAACTGATCAATATCTGTGGGAGCAACGGCCAACCCTTGAAGTGTATGATTGGATAGTAGAGTCAGGTTTTCCTTCACTCCCGCAGAAATTATACCACCATTATCCTCACCCATTACAACGGTACCTGGAGTTTTGGGATATTGTCCTTTGCCGTCTTCAAACATAGCTATAACAGATGGTGCATAACCAAGAGCAGAAGCAAACATTTCATCACCACCCATACGATCAGCTTGAGGAAAAGATATAACCCAACCTACACCTACAGCTCCTTCATTCAGTAAATCTATATGTATTTCTGCTAATCTTTGTCTTGGTAAAGGATAACCACCCTCTCTTTCTACATCTTCTTCGGTTATGTTTAAAATTACAAAATTGCCTGATGGTTCAGGTGTTTTTATAAAAGTGTCATACACTTTAAGTTTTATTATCTCTGTTGGCGTGCTTTGAAATAATACAGGTAATGATAGTATTATAAGTAAAGGTAATAATAGTCTCTTCATTTAATCACTCTGAGTGATAGTAATAACGCTATCACTTCCTCCATTGATTTTTATTATATTAGATACACCATCTTGTATCAAAATAACCGTATAGGCATTACTACCATTAAGATCTACTCTAACGCTTTCACTAACCTCTCTCCTAAGACTTACTACGTTACCTGTAATTAAAGTTGTAATTTGAGTATCAGGATCTTTACCTAATAAAGTACCAGCTATTTGCGTGCTAGTAGCTTGCACTAACTGATCTTCTTCTTCTGCTACTGCTAGTGCATCCAATACATTTAACAAGTCCTCTAGGTAATTAACATCAAGATAATTTATATCCAGCTCAGTAAACTCTAAACTATCTTCTTTTAAATAATCTTCTGCAAGATAGTCTATATCAAGATCGTTAAAATCTAGTACGCTATCTGCTTGTGTACTTGTGGTTTCTTCTTCAACCAAAACCTCTTCTTTTGGTGGAGTTACAATAAGCATATTGTCTATAACATCAAGCGTAAGATCTAAAATGACTGGTTTGGTGGGAGCTGATTCAAATACGCTTACTGTAGTAGCTTCATAAGGTTTGTTTAGTAAAACGGTGCCCATAGCAGTAACTACCTCTATTTCGCCACTAGAGAGCCCTAGAGCGTCTGGTAACAAAATAATAAGGCTACGTCCTAATTCATCAACTGTAGCCGTAAAATCAGTCCCACGTATTGCTATGTTAGCTGTAGGTGTTTTAAGTTTTATGTTTTGTTTATCTATACGATTTAGATTGCCCGTAATAAACCTGGCTGTGCCAAGTCCAAAGGTTAGTGCCATCTTAGCTTTGCTTGGGTCGGGATCATAAATATACTCGTCAATTAGTAGTTGACTGTGTTCGGTAAGCTTTACCGTTGATTCATCAAGAAAAGTTATAGCCATACGGCCATCTTGTGTTACGGCTTCATCATTACTTTGTATTGCGAACTGTAGATTAGCATCATACGGTTTGTCTCTAAGTATCTGAGCTGTACCGTTAAGTTCGGAAATATCTCCTATATCAGCAGCTTGTGCTTGTACCTTGGTCGTTTTGAATGACGCAAACAGTAGAAGCAGCAGTACCAGAAACGGATATGATTTTAAGCCAGTCATTATCTTGTGTACTCAGTTGTGAAACATTAAAAGTTCTTGATCCACCTGTGTGGTCTAGCCAAAAATATCCACCTGCTGAAGCTGTAACGCCTGTTCCTGTATAGGTTACTGTATTGTCAGAACCATCAATATCCATATAGTTAGTAGCTCCATCTATATTTATATTTGATGTAACTGTGTTATTTGAACCATTAATAATCCAATCCAAGTCAAGTGATGCAGCTAATGCTGTTGTGCCTTGATTTAATGTAAATGTGTTACCACTACCTGTAACATCAACATTTTGGTTTGAACCGTCAGCACTATATGTATCTGTAGGATCTACTTGGATAGTGAATGAATTAGTGCCACCATCAAACTCGTAAAAACCTGTAAAGTTGTCAGCAAATATATCGCCAAGAAACTTATTAGTTGCACCAATCATATTAATATCAAGTGTCATGCTATTTCCGTCCAAATCAAAAGCATTAACACTACCTGCCGTAGAGTTTAAACCTCCAATAATATTGGATATACCAAGCTGTTCTAGGTCAATATTTGCACCAGTACCAGATTGATCTACATATATTTCGTTATCAGCCGCGTATGTTGTCAATGCAGTCAGCATCACAATCAGGCTTATTAATTTTGATTTCATCATTTAATTCTACTCCTTGGTTATTACTTTGTAAAATCCAGAAACCCTTATCATAACCAGTATTAATGATTTCTAGTACACCTCCTTCTATAGCTTTCATTAGTGCTATGGTTGATGATTCATTTCTTGCGTTGCCTAGCTCTACTTCAACAAGTTCACTTTCAGCTTCCACAAACCTAAATACGTCTTCAGATCTACCGTAACTAAATATAGTTTTTTGGCTTAACACTTCAAGTAATACCTCTCCAGTAGCTACAGATACCATTCTCATGCTTACGGTTATATTGTCCTCTCTATACATTACACTTTTGCCAATACCTAAGTACCTGGCTCCTATACCACCTGATTCTAGGTTTGCTTCATAAGATATGACAGCACCTTCTATTAAAATACCAGCGAACAATAAAGGTCTTAGTGCTTTCTTTTTTTCTTCTTCAGTAGCAGTTTGTTCTCTAGCACTACGAATTAGTTGTCTTTCCTTGGTAAGGTTGTCTAAGCCTACTCGTTCAACCACCCTAAAAAACTTACCGTCTCCTGCGTGTTTAAGAGCTCTGATAAGAAGTGCGTTAGGTTGTTGTGTTATTGCGGTAGAGAATAAAGCAAACTCGCTATTGCTTTTTCTTTGTCCTGTTTGATCAGTAAATGATGCTGGATATACAGCAACAACAGGACTAACCTCTGGTATAGCCACATTTTTAAGCTCTGCTGATTGCAGGTCTTGTATTCTTGCTACGTCTTTTGAAAACCTTTGTTCGTATGTATCTTCAAATTGATCAAATGTAGAACAACTAGAAAGTAAAAGTACCAATAGGTATGACGATTTCGGTAATTGTCCCATCCGCCTCTGTAATCTTAAGGGTTAATGTTATACCATCACTTGTATATTCTATGGTGTTACCCTCCAAAGTGATGACACCTTCGCTCTGCGGTGTTTCTCCGAATAAGTTATTAACTAACTGTCTTGATAATTCTGCATATACTCTTGATTCAAGATTACGCATAAATCTTGCTAATGTTGAGTTTTCTTTTTCTCTCTCTATTTCATCTTGTAAAGCTTTTATTTCTTCTTTTATAGTAAGTTTACGTGTGTATTCTTGATTTTCTATTGTTAAATAATGTGATGATGTTCCAACGCCATTAAAACTAGGTGATTTAAACTTATGAACTATTTGATCTGCTTTTAAATTTAAGGCCATAATTCCAAAAAATAATACAAAACCTATAAAAACTAAACTTATTGTAAGTCTATATTTTTCAAGTTCTTCTTTGTCAATCTTTTCTTTGGTCATCTCTATCAGCTTTAGCTATTTTATTGCTATCAATTAATTGTGGCACACCTAATATAGTTTTAATTAAAGTGTCTTGGCGTATAATTTCGTTGTCTAAACTACGCACTCTGTCAATTAATGCTACCAAAATACCGTGTTGTGAATCAAGTTTTGTGCCTAGTCGTTCCTCTATAGCTGCAATTTGGCTTTCTACTTTTTCATCAACGGTATCAAGTTTTGTTTCCATACCGTCAACAATACGCATAATTAGTTTGTATATGAACCACCCAAGACCTAAAGCAGCTGCTATTGGAAAACCAACTTCTTGTATAACAGTAACGGCTGATTCCATTAGTAATCACCCCAAACTTTAGTCTTAGTTCCTCCGTGATATTCTACTGCATGACCTTCTTTGATTAAAACCTGGCAAATATCTCTGCCATCTTCTGTATAAGGTATACCAAGTATACGACCATACTTGCCTTTACCTAATGATTTTATTTTAAAACTGCCTATACAAAGCTCTTTTAGACGAGCTTTAGCAGCTAGGCCTAGTTTTTTTTCTGCTAGATCTCTTGTGCGACTTTCTGGTGTATCAATACCGTGAAGTCTAACTCTTTGTTTGTGTAGCTTTACATCAAATCCTAGATCAAGACAACAATCAAATGTGTCGCCATCTACAATACGTTCTAATGTAGCGTTGTAAACAAATGCATCAGGAGATTTAGCCATTATTTTTTAGATTTTTTAACTCGTTTAGTAGTCCAAGCTTCATCAACATCTGGCGTTGACTTATCATCAGCAACATAATGGCCTTTTTTGTTTCTAGTTCTTACTTTTACTTCTTCAGTACCAGTAAGGTTACCCCAAAATCTTTTTAAAAAACTCATATTACTTATCCTTAGCTTTTAAAACATTTAAAGCACACCAATCAATAACTTTATAAAGTTTTGATAACCACCAGTTACCTTGCGGTGTAGGTGTGATAGCTGCAACAAATGATGCGATAGCTATAATAGTGCAGATCCAAGTAAATATATTAATTATTGTCATTTGTATTCTCCTTAATTTTCTATAATTTTAGTTTCTGTTTCTAAAACTTCATCTGCTTGTTCTTTTGCAGAATCAATAAATGCTTTTTCAAAAACGCTTTTACTAGCTTGAACTTGGTCTAATTGAAATTTTATTCGTGATTCTTGATTGGTTAAATCAAGTAGTTGTGAATGTAAGTATTGTTGTTGTGGTGTTAAATCAGAAACTTTCATTTCTTTGTCATTTAACATAACTATGGGTTCTTGGTTTTGGTTACTCATTTTTTTCTCCTCTTTTAAATAGTTTTTATGAACTTAATGTTTTTAATACAGATGTTGGTGAAACTTTTTCAGCTATTTCTTTATCTAATGTTGTTTTCAATTCAGTTACTCTAGCACTGCCCATAGCAGCTTCAACCCAACCTTGAACATCGCTGTTTTTAAGACTAGACCAATTTGTAAAATTAGATAGATCAGATGTATCTAATGGTTCAGAACCATAGCAACTAGCTTTTTGTGGTTTACCATATGAATCATTATTGCTATCATCGGTAGCTGTAAGTCTCCAATGTACGTTGTAAACCACATTTGATTTACCGCTTTTTGCTGGGTATGTATCACAATTTTTGCAATCCCATTCGTAAGATATTGCCATATTTATTATCCCTCTAGTGTTTCTATTCTAGTTTTTAAATCATCAATAATTGTTTGTTGTTCTTGAACTGCTTTTATTAAAAAGGGTGTAAGTTTTCCGTAATCTATACCCCAAGGGTGTTTTTCTAAATCTTCAGAGCCTACTGCTACTGCTTCAGGTACAACACTATGCAATTCTTGTGCAATCATACCTACTTGATGTGTTCCATCTTTTTTCCAATCAAATTCACGAACTTTTATATTTTTAATTAATTGTAATTGAGAAGAAGCATCAACTATATTTTCTTTATGTCTTTCATCAGATACAGTACTAAAAACAACTGAATTTGCATTACCTGCATATACTGAACCAATAGTTCCACCATTATCAGCAAAGTGTATAAAACTTCCATTTGTACAATCGTCATCTACTGTAAACGCAAGTCTTAATATTATGTTACCTATTGATACAGAAACATCAGGGTCATAAAAACCTACAACGCCACCACTTGCACTATTAGCTGCTGCTTGTAAAACAGTTTCACTACCTACTGGACTTGTAAAACCTGAACCTATTAGAAGTTGTCCACCACCAGTAAATCTTGCTCTTTCAGTGAATGATGTGCCTGTATGAAAAGAGAGAAATCCAGATTCTATTTTTGTTTGTGCTAAAGCACTTGTTGCACCATAATTATTTCTTAGATGTAAAGTTGTATTACCACTATTATTGTGATGTAAAATACTATTTGCTAATCTAACTTGTGTATTAGTACCGCCAAGATGTATCAGTCCACCTGTACCAGTAACTCCTAGTTTTGCAGGAGTATCTGCATTAACTCCAATGCCACCATCTGAACCTTGCACAAACAAAGCGTGTGTAAAGTTATCTGATTCTACTCTAAAGTCTTGATCAACACTTGATTGATTGAATACAGTTTCAGTAGCCCCAGCTTCTATTAGAAGTGTGTTAGAACCACCTTTCATTATACCTAATTGCATAAATGCGTCTTCAGTTCCATCTGAGGCATCAGCTA